CATCACCGGCTCATTCCCATCACGCTTCTTGATGGAACGAATCTTGGCGGGGTTGATGACCCCCATGCCTCGGGACATTCTCATACCATGCGACCCTTGGTTTTGCCACGCATCGCACAACCATCAGCTCGCTTGGAAGCCGAACTGACCTTGCCGCCCTTGGCAAAGTCCGGGTTACTCCGCGACCGCTCGTAAGCACGATCCATCTTCTTGCGCTCACGCCGATCCCGGTCCATCTCCTCCAGCTTCTTCTGTGCCTCGGGAGAGGGGGTTGTGGGCACCGGAGGAGCAGGCTTGACGTCTCGTGCAGCCTTCTCGTCCTCACCCATGTCGGGAGGGGTTACCGCCTCAAACGGGCCGACAACACGCTGTTTGCCTCGGGTAGCCATCTCAGCACATCCCGCCTTTACGCATCTTCACTTGCATGCCTTTGGTCTTGCCTTTGGTGGCAACACCATCAGCACTCTTGTGACCAGCAGCAAGACCACCAGAAGCCATCTTCTTGACCTTGCCGCCGTACTTCATTCCTTTCATCTCAGCCATCTCGTGCTTGATCAGGGGCTTGGGAGCGCCTTTCTTCTTCATGAAAGCCACTTCCTTTTGCATCATCGCTTTGGACTCTTTCATTTCACCACCCTCTGCAAATTTACGGCCCTTGTCGGCCTGGACAAATTCACGCCCCACGGACTGTGGAACGCCCACTTTTTTCGCAAAAGCCGGGTTATGCGACACGGCTTCCATAAACATGTGTTGACGACGGGTCTTGGAAGGCACCACGTCACCCTCCAAACAGACGCTTCACGCCTAACGTGATTGCGCTGCCCAATGTTCCCGCCACGGCCATAACGACCCAAATGCCACCCTTGGCCTGATCGATGGTGGCTTGCATGACTTTCATGTCCTGACGAAGCAGGTGAATCTCTGTCATCAGGTTACGCACGTCGGCTTCCAAGGCACCAAACTCCTTTGGGTTGATGTCGCTCATTTCAGCACTTCCACCTACGTCTAGCTTGCCGAATACGGCTGTTGGGGTCTTTGGCTGCTTCGGGGAACATCTTCATCTGACCGGCAGACCGGGCACAGAACGACTTACGCCGCTTTGCCCTCTCCGGAGATGGCTTGTCCTCCGTCACAGCGGTCTGAAGTTTTGAACCGGGATTAGCCTTGCGATACGCTTTGACACCCTTCTCGGTCATGCCAGCGCCCTGCTTTGTCGGACGAAAGTTGCCCGACTTCACTGAGGTCGCAATACCCATCCCTTTCTTGGCCATGTCATGCCGCCTGCGGAACAATCATGGGATACAGGCAGTCTTTGCCGAAGTCGCCTTCGTACTCCTGTACACCCATGTGACCCAGCTTGATTGTTGGATCAATCCAGACCTCAAAGCCCAACTCCCGAGTGCGATCGCAGAAGAGGAAGTCCTCTCCAATGTAGCCCTCTGGAGTTACCTTGAAGTCAAAGATGGCATGTAGATCACGGCCAGAGTTGTCATCTCGATACGACCATTCCGGGTGATTCGCAACGAGCTTCTCAAACACATCTCGCCGCACCATCATGAATGCCGTTGCAACACGGGTCGCACGAACAAGCCCCATACCGTTCATCGTCAACCCCTGATCGTCTTGATCCAAGGTGGCGATATAGACCTTGTTGGTCTTTCGAGTACGGGGAACGCCCGCCACAATCCCTTTCTTGGGATCCGAGGTCCAGGCTAGAAGCCTAAACACATCGTCCGCATGAAAGTTGATGTCAGCATCTATGAACAAGAGATCCGTGCAGTCGGACTCCAAGAAGTCCTTAGCCAACAAGTTACGCGCCCTAGAAACAACGGAGCACCCACAGATGCTTCCGATCTGCACCTCAATCCCATATTGGCCCGCTTGCTGCATGAAGTGGGCCAATGAGATAGCGAGCTTTAGCGTGACTTTGAAGTCATACGCCGGGATAGCTATGAAGAGTCGCCGTCCCGTGAGCGTGTAACTTTGTTGGCTTTGCATGGATCACCCATAGAAGATGGTGGCTGTGACACTGTTATTCAGGATGACCCGAATCCCATCTGCCGCGAGAATACCCTCGCCGGGAATCACCACGGTTGAACTGCTGACGGTCGATACGGTGAGCTGCAACAAGACATCGTTGTAGATGCTGACATCTCCTGACGTGTTCCCAGAATCCGCTACGGTGACCGTAAACGTATTCTCATCAGCAACCGTGACAACCTGGTAAATCCCATCGGTGGGTCCACCGGCCGCAAAGTCGATGTACACCCACTCGCCCACCACCAGATCGTGTTTAGCTACCGTAAGGGTTGCCGTTGTCGTGGAACGCGCATACGTTCCAGACAGCGTGGCATTGTTCAGGAAGATTGCCGATCCAGCAGAAGTAACAGCCGCCGAGCAGGTAGCGCCTTTTAGACGCACCCTGCCCGATACCATCGCCCCTGACGATGCCGCATATTGCGACTTAACGTCATACTGCATTGAAGGCATAACAGCCTCCTATTAGACGCTTTGCTGGCCAACCAGCGGGTCGATGACGTAGTACACCAAGTAACCCGATGCTGTGCCACCACCAGACGTTCCATCCGTCACGGTGATGTAGACGTTCTCGGTGGTATCCATAGCGACACCAAGATCATTGCCGGCAACAGTAGCCGTACCAACCGTGATCGTTCCCACAGCACTGGTGTAGCCATCAACAAGCCCGTCGGTGTCAGAGGCATCACCAGACACGGTAGCCCAGCCGAGATCGAAGGATCCGGCTGCATCCGTTACAGCGCTCACCACAACCGACATCACAACCGCATTGGCCGGAAGGATGAGATCGGGAGCACCGGTAGCGGAGGAAACTTTGACGTTGGTAGTTGAAGCCGGGCCTACATCAGCAATGTAGAACTGGGCCGTCATAACCATCGAACCGCAATAGGCTTGACGCGACGCATCAGCACCCGAACGCCAGATACCTTGCGTGGTAGAAGGACGAACGCTCATTTTGACCTCGTGTTGTAGCACAAGCTCGCATCGTCTCTACAACGTCTGCTAGGCCAGTCGATGCAAGCAATACCTAGTTTCTAACCTTTTACTTGGTTTGTGTTTCAGTGTCAAGCAAATAACAAAAGGGGCCGAAGCCCCCTTTGTGTTGCCTGATCCCTGTGTACTCAAGCCCCGGGGCTTCCAAACACACCCAACGGATCGCTGAATCCAAAGCTATACCTCTCACGTGCCTTGTAGCGCACGTTACCGGTATCAAAGTCTCCGTCCATCGAGGTGCTCATCGGAGTCCGCACGAAGTGCTTCAGTCCGTTGGGAACGTCGGTGGTGAGGAACCAGGCGTCCGGGTCAGTCAAGAAGTGGTTGACACGGTAGCCATCGGGAATCGACCCGTTGGTCTTCAGAGCGTTTACGTCGTTGTCAGTCGTACCAACACGCAACTCGGTTTCGAGCAGGCGGGTTGCAACGAACTGAAGCGACGGAGGGACGATCAGCTTGCGGGGTTTGGCCGCAATCAGCAGTCCACGCTCATCGGTCCAGCCAGCGATCTGAATGACAGCCGCCTCAAGGGAGGTTTCGTTCAGGTCTGCCGGGGTCGAGGGCTCGTTGGAGTTGGTGCCACCAGACACCAGCGGATGCGCGGTGCTGAACAGTTCGACGCCATCCCCACCTTTGTAGGTGGAATTGAAGCCGTTGTTCAGGACCGCAGCCGCTTTGGTCTGCTTGGTGTACGCCATAGCACGGGCAAGAGCCTTCGTGTAACGCGACGACAGGGAGTCATAGAGGTTGTCCTCGATGGCCTCTTCCGTCAGCGAGAAACCGAGAGCGATCGTCTCGTGCGTGTAGCGTGCGGTCCAAGCCTCTTGGCCGTTATCGTAGGCAATCGCGCTGCCCTCGTTCTTGACCGGGGCGGCCGAGAATCCAGACAGTTTGGTTTCCTCTTCAAACGAACGCTCGGAGCTTTCGGTCTCGAAAATCTCCTTGTGCTCTTCGCCATAGCGGGCGTACTCCATGCCGAACAGGGCGTTCAGTCCAGGGAGCAGCTCTTTCAGTAGTTGTGCGCGTGAAATAGCCATTTGTCACTCCTTAAACGCCGGTCGGGTTCAGATACTGATGCCCGCCTGCGACAGTTTGACTAGTGACGTTAGGTGCATTCCACTTCACGATCACTTCCGTGTACGAGCCGGGATAGCCAGCAATCGCCGTCTCGGGTACAACGTCGATGACGCGAACCGGCAGCGTAGCCGTGGTCGCAGTCGTCGCGCTGATCGAAACAGCCGAGTTGCCAGTGGTCGTCGAACCAGTACCTTGAATCAGCGCCGAGTTGTTGCCAACAGCGGTGCGATTCACATAGCTGATCGTCGAGGTTCCAGCACTCGTCACAGCAACTTTGAACAGTGCATCCGGATCGTCCTGCACATACGCAACAATGTCGCTTGCAGTAATAGCACCGGGGTAATACTGCCGAAAGACCTTGCCGAACGTGGCGTCAGTGTACGAACAGCCAAGAAACACACCAACCGGGGTCGCGGTTGCAGTGCCGGTTTCTTTCGTCAGAAGACCAGTGTCAGCCAGCTTCACAACGTCACCATAAAAGATGGCCGTAGCAGAAGCAGATGCAATGGGGATCTGACGAGTTGCACCGGCAAACACCTGACCGCCGATCAGATTGATCGGAACAAGCCCGTAAGGGCCGTCAACGGAGGGGTAAGACATGTGAGACTCCTAGTTAATTGCCTTTGCCAAAACGAACCTTGGTTTGCTTCTCAGAGAAAAGCGGCATCCTCGGATCGTTTTCCTTCATGAAGTTGTTGTCCACAGCAGTCATGTTGTCCTTTGTCTGCTTTGCGTAGTAAGCACCACGCTGCTCAACAAAGTCTTCAGGCATCTTGCAGAGCAACAATCCAGCGACCTCAATGTTTTCCTTGAAGCGACTTTCTGGATCAAGGAAGAACTTAAATTTGGGTTGCTCCTCAATCCGCACCGGCTCCCAACCTTCCCGCATTTTGGCGGAAATGTTCTTGGCGTCCGGACGGCCAAGGTAGGTCACCCTAATCCACCGATACTGGTATCCAGCTTGTTTATCGGGCTCGGGCAACGCCTCTGGGCGACGCCACGATTCCACTCGCATAGATGCTTCTCGGTTTTCAACACTGCGTGCAAGTCGGTTTTCAGCCATTTCATCGCTCCTGTAGCTTTGCGTATTCCCGAGCATAGGCTTCGGGCGGGATTCCAAGTTTTCGAGCAAGCTCAACTTGACTCTGCTTCAGCATCACCTTTTTGGGGGCAGTGCTACGCGAAGCCGGAGCTACAACCGTGGCAGGTCTGCTGTCTGTGCGCTGACTAGGCTTGCCGCCCCCAGTCTGCGTTTCAAATTGCTCAGGAAACCGCTCACGCATCGCTTTGTCGATCCGTGAGTAGTATTCATCCGTCGAGGCGTAGGCAGGGCCATGCTCCTGCACTAACTCCTCATGAAGCCCTAACGCCATTCCCGTCATAAGACGGTTTGTACCAAACCAGCGATTTCGCTCTTGCCACGAAACTGCTTTTTGATCCGGCGTAGAAACTTGTGGTTGATTATTTACCTGAACTTCAGTTTCTTGTAAAGAGGGCGCATTTTGAATGCTTTCCATCTTTACTCGTGCCAAAGCAAGTTTTTCACTGGCTTCGGACAATCTTTCACTATCACCCGCAGTAAACGCTTCTTGATGTTCACGCCGAGCCTTATCAAGCTCACGCTCAATACGCTCCTTGTCCGCATCGGTCACACGATCTTTAAGGTGTTTGTTTTCTGCCAAGACTCGCTGGGCAAACGCGATCGCTTCTTGTCGCTCTCGGTCTGCCGCCTCTTTGGCGCGACGCTCATCGTGCCAAACCTTCTTCATCTGCTTCAGACGAATCTTGACCTTTTCCGAGTAGTCCTCAAGGTCGTCCTGTTCTAGCTCTTTAACAATCTCACCAGGCAAAGGCTCCCTACCACGATCCTCTGGAGGAGTATCGTCTTCAACCTCAACCTGGGTTTCTTCAAGCTCGACATCAATCTCTGGGATTTGTTTGGGATCGTTCATGATCTCTCCTTACTTGCGACTGATGCCGCGAGGATCTTCTACCACTCCCTCGACAGAATCGTCGTTAATGATCCGGAACTCTCGACCGTGAATCTTGAGCCGAGTGCCCGCGTGTGGACGAACTAGAACAAAATCGCCTTCCTTGCACCAAGGACCACTTGGAAAACGCTTCTCGTCTTTGTAGCAGTCTGGGCCGAGCTTGATCACAAACAACACCGTGGTGAGTAACTCCTCGTGTTGCATCGTGATGTCTGCTTTAACAATCCCGCTATCAAAGACATCTTCAATCTCAGGAATCGCACAAAGGATCCGGTAGCCAGATGGGTCGGGCAACTGTTTCGCTTTGCGTTCTGCGGTGTCGGGTAACACCGTAGCTGCTTCTGGATTATCGGGGTCTGCGCCGATCAGAAGTTCACTCATCTATGCTCTCCCACCGGTCTGCGGTTTCGGCCAAGATGTTGTTGGCTACCATCAAGCCACGGTAAACGCCACAAGCGTACTTGTAGTCGCTAATGTCCTTTGCCGTGCCCATCGGTAGATCGTTTTCAATCTGATTCATCTCTTCTTGTATCTTTTTTGAGAGATACAGAAGAAGGTCTTTGCTCATCTACGCTCCTTGGTTGTGCCCTCAGCCGGTCTGGCTTCGGTGCTTTTGGCAATGTCGATGCCAATCTTGAGCCCCTCGATCTCCTCTCGGGACTGCATTGCTGCGACCGCCTGCCTTTCCTGTGAGGCAATGCGCTCTTGTTCAATCTGTTGTTGCTGCAACCTGAGTTGAGCATCCACCTGATCCTTCTGGGCCTTACGCTGGAGCTCCTGCGCTTTGAGCTGGAGTTCCTGCTGTTGCATCTGAATGATCGGGTCTTGGGCTTGTTGTTGGGCCTGCTGCTGTTGGGCTTCGGCCATGTGCTTCTGGGTAAGCTGCTGGGCCGCTTGGGCAACCATCCGTGCCACCGCGTTCTCCATGTCGGGAGGCAGAGGCTCATCCTCACCCGTCTGAAGCAACGGACCCCCTACCTGCTGCTCAATCATGTTGCGGTATGCGAAGGCATAGTGCTCTGCAATATGCGCCTGCATAGCCGCCATCATCTGATTGGCCAAAGGATTCTGACCGATCATCTGTGCAGTCTTCGGATCCTGCAAGAACGCTTGGTGCGCTGCAATATGAGCATCTTGGTCTTGGAATGAAAACGCCTTGAGCGGCTTCATCCTAAGCATGTTCATGTTCTCGGTAATCGGATCCGTCGGCCTCTCATCGTCTTCAAGTTTCACCAGCTTGGACGCATTCTTGATACCCAGTACATCCAACATCTGCCGATGAAGCTGGGCGAGGTCGTACAACTGGGGTGCCGATTGTGCGAGCTGAAGCGCAGCCTGGTACTGAACCACCTTCTGCGACATTGTTGCGGCGTTGGGATCAGAAACCGGGATGACATCGACATGATCGTAGTCACCCTTCTTGGCCCTACGGGTGCCTTCCACCGGCTCGTAGTCATACTCCTCCGGGGTGTAGTCCCGAATGATGGTCTTCAGGAGCTTGAACTCCTGTTTCATCGAGTAATGAATCCGAGCCTGGATGGCCGACATGATCTTGAGCGTTCTCTCCAGAATCGCTAGGGTGGTACCCACCGGGCTCTGGGAGGACATGTCTGCAACCTTCAGATCAGCCGCAGATGCGAACCTCCTGCCCTCATCAATGATCTTGTCGAGCAATCCTGCCAAAACCTGACTGGGTTCTTTGTACGGAAGCGGCAGGATGTTGTCTTTAAT